ACAGGTTTTTCATAGAAAAATTGTTTACAGGTTTTTCATAGAAAAATTGTTTACAGGTTTTTCATAGAAAAATTGTTTACAGGTTTTTCATAGAAAAATTGATTTAAAATTATATAATGTTAAAATAAGTATATATTAATGATATCAAATCAATTTTATTCAGTAATTAATCCAACAGTAGGAGAATTTGTACTTGTACATTTTATTGAGAGAACAGAATCATTTTTTGATGCAATATTACTAGAATATCAATATAGAGGAATGATGAGTTATCAAGATGCAACTAAAAAACGTAAAATTTACAATTGGTCTAAAGTAGTCCCATTAAATAAAGATATGGTTGCTAGAGTAGATGAAGTTGATATAAAAGCTAAAATTGTTATAATTTCTCTAGCTCATTTAGATGAAGAATTTAAAGAAACTTTATCATTATCAGATATTCAAAATAAATTAATGGTACAATTTAATGAGAACAAAATTTTAGATCATTTTATTACTTCTGTATCAGTAGTAAATCATATTGATAAAAATAATATTTGGATTAACCTAATTTATTATATTGATAATGAAAGAAGACTATATAATGAAGAAAATGATGAAGATATTACACTATGGAAATATTTTACAACTAATTTTAATATGATTGATAATTGGTGTAAATCATCAAATTTAGAAGATCATTTATGTGAATCAATAAAAAATATTTATTCTAAAAGATTTAATAATAAATGTAAATATATTTCTAAGATTGGTATTATTTCACCAAATGGAATTAATGTTACAAAACTAATTTTAAATAAAATATTAAATGATATTAAATTTAAATATACTTTTAATTATGATAGTGCGCCGCATTATTTATTTGAATCAAATTCAGATGATTCAAATAAATCTGATCATGAAAATTTTATTTCTGAAATTAAAAAGCATTCAGAAATTTTTATTAAAGTTGATTATTTAGCTAAAGAAATTTAATATTTATGTATTTATTTCATTAAAATAATAATAAATATAAATTATATTTTTATATTTATTTAATTTTTTTCATTAAACCCATCGTAAATTCTAAATTCATCTTTTTATTATTAATTGGTTTATTTCTTTTAATAGTATATTTATTTTCACTTTCAGAACATATATTATCCTTATATTTTTTTTGTTTATATGATTCTTCTATTTGCATCTGTCTTGAAACAATTGGAGGATGTAATACTAAATACTCTTTAAAATTACTAATCGAATTTTCTCTAAATTCTTTAATTGATAAGTTACCACCAAATTCTTCTAATGTTATCCAATGTGGTGCTGAAACTATATTATTAAATTCTGAATATGTTTTATAATAAATTAAATTTAATAAAGATGTTCTTTTTGAAGTTATAATATCATTTAAGTCTAAATTATATGCAAGTGCACAATTATAAGAACAAAAATGTCCAATGCAAAAAAAAGTATTATTATAAAAATCTTCAGGTAATTCAATACTTGGCGAATTAAACATATTTTTACACCACCAACATTTAGTATTAGAATTAAAATTTAATATATGTGTATTTATATTATTAATTGATTGATTTAAATATACATTTTTATCTAAATTTTCTGATGATATAAACTCTGATTGTTCTGATTCAATTAAACTAGGTTTATTATTAATATCAATTTCTGATTTTATAAAGATATTTAAATTATTATCATTATCATAACTATTTATTTCATTTATTGTTATAGGCAAATGAAATATAATTTTTTCTTCTTCTGAATTTGTTACATTAATAACATTATTAATATTTTCATCTACTTTTGGAATAGTGGCAAAATAATTTTTTGGTTTACGACCTCTCTTTTTCTTTACAACTTCGATATCTGTCATTAAATATAAAGAAAATAATTCTTTATATTTAATATAATTATTTAAAGCATTATTTATTAAATAATAGAAATCCCTGATTTTTTTGGTTTTCTTGCATATTTTTTTTTATTTGGATTTGAATCACTCATAGTTGATTCAGAAACAATTCTATCATTATTAGATGATGTTTCATCTTGTGTCTCTGTATTATTAGGTTTAATATTTGATGCTTGAAGATTATGTATTCTACTTAAAATATCTTTAACTTGATCAGGTGCCCTAATAGTGGGTGCTTGATTTTTAGTAGGTGATGAATTTCCGAAAGCTGAGAAAGAAGATTGTTGGGGTTGTCTAGTTGATTGATTTATTGGTATTTGCGGTGATTGCATTTGCGGTGATTGCATTTGAGGTGATTGCATTTGCGGTGATTGCATTTGAGGTGATTGCATTTGCGGTGATTGCATTTGGGGTGGTTGTTTATTTTTCTTCAATTCTGCTTTTTGTTTTTCTATATTAATCTCTTGAGGTGTCATAAATTGAGATTTATCACTTTTACTAGGATTTATTATTTTACTTAATAATCCTGGATTTGATGTTAATAATGAATCTAATCCTGGTAAATTTGCAGATTGAGATTTAGTAAAATGAAATGCTGATGCTGATGCAATTACTAATAATAATAATCTTACTTCAGGTGCTACTTTTTTACCAGTACCTCTATATTTTTCATAAATTTCTTCTAAAACATCATCCCAACTTTCTGTTTCTACCTGCATATGGTCTCCCCAACCAGATAAGTGAAAATCAAATGGATCATATTTATCATTTAAAAACTCTACTAAAGAAACTACTTGTAATAATCCAGATTTAAAAATTTTAACACCATTTCTTTTATCTGCAAAACTTTTTAGTAAATCATATTCATATTCCATTTCATCTAATGAAGAATTGAAATCGTATTCTTTTGATAATGTATAACCTTTAGTTTTAATTTCAGATAATTTTCTTAACATCTCAATTTTCTTCATTCTAACTTCCCCAGGTGTTAATACTTTCTCTTCATTATGTTTTATTGATTGATTATATTGATTTTGCGGTTGTTGAGGATATGTATTAATTTGAGCTGTATATTGTTGTTGTGGTAATGATGGTTGTAATGGTGGAATAAATGAAGTTTGTTTTTGTTCTGATTGATTAATATTGATTTTATCATATTTTTCTTTAGATTCTGATGATTTTGTACTTTTACTTGTATCAGATTTATTACGATTAGATTTTATACTAGATCTATTTGATCTAATTGAACTACTTTCACTACTCTCTTCATTGATAATATTATTAAATTCTGATGATTCAGTTTCAGTTTTCTTTTTTTGTATTACTTTACTTTGATTTGCAATCATATTAAAATAATAATCAGTATCGGATGATACATTTTTTTTTGTATGTTTATCTTCTAATAAATTTTCACCATTAGCATTTTCATATTTTACTTTTATATCTGATGATGTTTCTGAATCTGACATTATAAATAATAAAGATTCTTTTCTTTAATTTAACGCAATATATTTAATATAACGCAAAAATTAAAGAGTAATTTTTTAAAATATTATATTATTTGTTTTTATATTCATTAAATAATATATATTTTATCCTTTAACTTTTATAATAGATTAAGTAATATAATTCTTAAAAAGTTGTGAAGTTTAATGTGAAAATCTAATAGATGAATAAAAATAAATGTTTAATTTTATTTTTATAAATCTAAATTCTCAATAATTTAGTAATTCTTTAACTATTTCATAATTATTTTCTAATAATTATAATTAGGCTCCTAAATTATAAGTTTTAATAGTATCATAAATTAATCTAAACAAATATATTTATAATCTTCATTTTTTAGTTTAATCACTCCAATTTTAACTTCATTAATAATACTTGAATATAAATCTAAAATTTCACTTTCATTATCATTATTTTTATTAGTAATTTCTTCAACATGTGTTAATAAAATTTCATTAATATAATTATATGATGATAAAATATGACTTTTAGATCTTGATCCTGTGATTATAATATTACCTTTTTGAAAAATAAATATACTGACTATTTTTTGATCAATATTATCATCAGGTGGAGTATATTTAACTATGACACATGCTCTAATACAAGGTTCATATGAACATTTAATCTTCTTCTTGTTTAATAAAGAATATAATTTATCACGATCAATATTCATATTAACTTGATAATTAGAATTTATCATATTAATTTTAAAATCTTTAACAGTAATATCATTCAAATTTTCTATAAATGTTTTTTCAATAATTTTATTATTTTCAACTTTTGCTTTAATTTCTGATAATCTTACAATTAATTTATTCAAAACAATATTAATATTTTTAACACTTTTACATCCAGACATTTGTATTGATCCATTTTTAAATAATTTCATGTTAATTTTAGGTTCATCTGATAAATCTTTATATGAACCACTATTTACTCTAACTATAACAGTAATTTGATTATAAAAATGATTTTTAGACGTATCATTTTTGGGTTTAATATCAATTTTTTTTTTACGTTTAGATTTAACTTTCATAGTTTCTAAAGTCCTAATTTTATCATTACTCATTTTAACAGTAATTATATCATTAGAATTTAATTGTAAAAAATTTTCAATATTAAAAATATCAATATGAGTATTTAAATTACATGTTGATGACATTGTAGAAACATTAATACTTTGTGGTAATTTATTAATCTCTAATTTAGATACATTAATATAGTCAATAAAATCATAATTATCCCATTTTGATTGTGTAGTCATTTCTTAAATACCTAATTTATTAATTCTTTAAATACTATTTTTCAGTTTTTTTAGAATTGAAAATAGCTATTTTTTTTTGAAAAAACATACAAGCAGTTTTTTTGAAAAAACATACAAGCAGTTTTTTTGAAAAAACATACAAGCAGTTTTTCACGCAGATTAAGATTAAAATTATATTTTTATTTTTCAAGCAGTTTTTTTATAGTATATATTATATGGATTATGCTTATTCACCTATTCAATCAATTAATAAAAATCAAAGAATACTTATATATAAAAAAAATATAAAACCATATTTAGGTAAAAGAATTATTAAATCTGATAGTAAAAATAAAATACTATTAAGAAATAAACAAAAATTTATTAACTCTATAAGTGAAAATAAATTAAATAAACTTTTAACCACAAAAAATAAAATTATAATTAAATATGAAAATGAAAATGATACACTATATTTTACAATTATTGGAAATAAAATAACTTATAAATATGTAATTGATGAATTATATAAACAAGGATTAAATTTAATAAAAAATGATCAAGATCATATTTATATTGAAGATTTTATTTCTAATGATGATTATACTTTTGATATAGTAATAGGTAGTTAATCATTATATTTATGTCTAATATACTTATGATTATCAATATTTTTAATTGGATGATATAATAAATTTATATCAATATTATTAATATCCCAATTATATCTGAAAACAATTGGTTCAAATTCAATTGGATTACTAATTATATAGTTATTATGCAATGCAATAGTATTAAATAAAAACTCTATAAAATTTAATTTTTTATTTGTTTTCGTAAAATCATTAATTTTTTTTAATAATCTACTTGATAATCTACATATACAAATCATACTCATTGACCATGGTAATTGTAAAGTATTATTAACTTTATACCAATGATCCCAATCTGATAATTTCCCGTCTTTATTTATATTATTTGCTTTAACAATTAAATCACTTTTAATATATTTTTTATCTAAATTTATTATATTATTAACTGAATTAATAAAAACATCATCTTCAATAAACCATATATTTTCATAATTTTTATTAATTATTGTAAAATAATATAATGCTTTATCCCATGATATTGGATCAGTTTTAATATTATAACTAGAATTACTATATCCATTTATCATTGATTCATTGTTATTAATTTGGATAAAATTTAATTTAGGATAATCATCCTTAAATTTATTAATATTTAAATTATTATCATCAATAAATATGTATACATCATAATTTTTTATAAAAGTTAATAAAAAATCTAACCATATTTTATTTGGCTTTATTGTTAATAAAGCTATTGCAATTTTATTATAATTTTTTTTTATAATTAAAAAAATTATAAAAATTAATACTAAAATAATTATTAGCATGTAATTATTATAATTTATAAATTAATATTAATTAATTAGTATAATTCGATAATTTATAATCATTTTCAATTATAATATTATCCTGATTCATATTTGATACATAAATTGATCCTAATATTATAGTTGGTGAAAAAGTTGGAATTTCTAAAGTTTCAGAATTTGAAGAAAATTCATTAGAATAATTAATATGATTATCTGTTAATAAATCTTTATATTTATTTTCATAATATAATTTATCATTAAAAATAATTAATAATGAATTAGGAACAATTTGAATTATATCATAAAAATAAACTTGATTATTAAATTCAAAATCATTAATTATATTTTCTAAATATAAATCTTCTTGATTATTTTTTAAAATATATGAAATAATCCTTACACGAGATTGACATAATTGTAAATAATAAAATAGTATAATTGATTTTAAGTTCATTAATTATACTATTTTATATAAAAAATTTAGATATTCAATTTTTTTGATAAAATTTTATTTATTTTTCATTTTTAATTTTAAATATTTATTTTTATATTTTAAATATTTATTTGTAAGCATGTCACCAGGATATAAAGCTGGTAATGGTTCTTCCTCATCTGGATCAGTATTATCTTCAATTAAAGGATCCCTAATATATCCACGGATTATATTTCTTTGATCATCAGTAAGTCTATCATGCACGGGTTCTGCATTCATAGCTCTTAACGGAGCGGGTGGTGGTATTAAAGGTCCTGGATCAATTTCTCTTAATGGAGGTGGTGGTGGTATATAAGGTCCTTCAAATTCTCTTAATTCTTGTCTATTTCTTCTAATTAATGGTGGAGGAATTGGTATAGGATCTTCATCTATAGCACCTGCTTCTGGCAAATGCAAATTATGAGGTCTAACTGGAGCTACACGAGGTATTACAGGTTGATCAAACTCATTACCTCTATCTTGTTGTAATAAATCTGCAAAATGTAAAGCACGATCACGTGCACGATTCATTCTTACATTTTCCGTTAAAGGTCTTTCAACAGGTGGAATTAAAGGAGGTGGTCCTTCTTGGTATAAGTTTCTTGCAAGACCAGTATCTCTTATTAATGGAGGAGGTTGTGGAATGGGTCCTTCAGCTTGCATTCTTAACATTTGAGGATCTAAATGATTTGAAGACATATAATATAGTTTATAAAAAAATTTAAATATTTTTAATAATCATAACCTTTAGAAAAAACTATTTTTTTATTTTCATCAATATAAATTGTATGTTCATATTGTGCAGTATATGCACCTGGTTCAATACATAATGGTGGATATGAATGAATATAATTATTATTTATTAAATAATTAATATTATTTTTATAATTTTTATCATACATTTGAATATATCTATCAGTGAAAGGTAAAGTTTTAAATTCATTATTAATTTTATTATAAAAATTTACTATATCTTGATTTGCATTTATTTTATTATTATCTGGATTTAACCTATAAAGTGTTGATGGTCCATTCTCAAATGCATGATTAGAACCAGTTGATCCAAATGTTTCTACTGCATATATACCTTCCTTAAATTTATAATTTTCATCCATATTATTTTGAGTTGTTGGTAAAAACATTCCACCATGAATAATTCCATTTATAATATTATGTCCTCCTAAATTAGAAATTGATTTTATTTGATGTGTTTTTCCATTTAAGGTAATTTCATAAGATTCCATCACTTCTTGAATTTTAGATCCCCATTCACCTATTCTAACATCAATTCCAGCATTATCAATTCCAGTATTTGTTGCATCTTTCACTGCATTTAATAAATTATCATATTTATCATTAAAACACACTGTAAAAGCACAATCAGTAATCCACCCATTTACTTCAACACCAAAATCTATTTTTAATACATCATTCTCATTAAATGCTATGTTAGAATTATATTCTGGATGAAAATGTGCAGCACATTCATTTAATGATAAACTGGCAGGGAATCCTATACCATGATTAATTGTATTTTGATTCTTTGATAATTCAATAGTTTTTGATTCTATAATTTTTGCAATATCTAGTAAGGTTATTCCTGGTTTTAAATATTCATAAAGATATTTTCTAACTTTTTGATGTATTTTAGATCCAATAGTTAATGAATATTGTATATTTTCTTTTGATTCTGAATCTGGTAAATAATTTAATGTAAATTCGTTTATACAGTTATTATTTTGATTAATACCTCTTAATATAACATTATTTATATATGAACCATAAATATTATACATTATATATAATAATTTATATTTTTTTAAAATAAAAAAATTGAAAAAATAACAGTTTAATAGCTGTTTATTTTTTTAAAATTTTACTATTGGTGAAGTTCTACATCAGAAGGAAATGTCTGAGGGTCAAGAACCAACACCTAAGCTACGAGATTATGATGACATTGTCAAGAAAGATCCTCGTACGAGTCCTGTCTACACAATAATGATCGGCACGAAACGGGTATCCTGGGTGCGAAAGTACCCCCAGCGTCAAGATGGAGCGGTAACGATGTGTGCAAAGTTGCATGCTGGTTGCAATACATGCGTAAGCCGAGCACGAGATCTATCGCGTTATTATGGACCTGGTAGTGCTGGACCCGATGGTCGTCCTGGACCTAGCGGTCCTTCCTTTTTTGCGGGAGAGAACGTTACAGCTGATGAATCGATCAATAAACTGATTGAATTATCAAACGAGAATTGTGTTGGCGATGACTATACTCTTGTTCTAGTTACGAATGATACGTTCCCAAGCACGAATTTTACAGGTCCAGGGAAAACCGGTGTATTTAGCCACTGGACCATTACACCGTCTAGTGTAACTGAATCTTCACTAGTACCTCGTATGAAAGGATTATGGTCTGATGTTATTTATTCATGCCGTGGACGCTTAGCAAAGTTACTTACAGACGGAGCACGCCGAAGCATTGATATTATGCAAGAAATTATTGAGTTAGGTGGATGTGCTGCCACTTCTGAGCACCCCAAGTACGATCTTAAGCGGCCTGAGTATTGGGCTGATACGTTAGTATGGATTCGTCAGATCCACGCAAAGTTTACGAAGAACTTTGATGCAATGACTCCTGAGCAAAAGGAGGAGTTATACGTATTTGCCATGGCATCTGGACATGCGAGTCCTGACCACAAGGTTCACTACAACTACAAGACGGCAAGCAGCATAATTGACTTTCTCGAGTATTCTTCCAAGTATGATGTTGCTCATGAGATGGACAAACGTTCTGATCCACGGACAAACCAAGTTTCAGCTGTTGCTCAGGCTGAAGCGGCTAGGATTAGCAAAGGCGTCACTGGAAACAGCAGAAACATTGCACTAGTGTGGGATGGTATTAAGAACCCCGATGATCTTGATTTGCGGGGGTCATTTTTCTTCAAGGGTAAGCCATACACTGTTTACTACGGTAATAAGAATGTGATGCATTTTGATGGCACACCATTAGCGAAACTAGATTTCGATGCTGGGATTATGGGTAGGGGTCAAGACAAAGCCCCGGTTGAGAATATATCGATTTTTGATGCTCTTTCTGGAGTGCCAATTAAGATCGAGGTCGACAATTATTATAGGAAAACGGTGAATGAAGATGTACCATTTTCGATTGTTATCTCTCAGCTAGGTAGAGATGATATAGTTATTGATCTTGTCTGGCCAAAAGATCGCGTGTGTGGACACTATCTTCACGTAACAGACCACATCTTCCCCAAGATTGACGATGCAAAGGTTGAATTGTCTGAGTCACAGGCACGTGCGGCCGCAGCCCAAGATCAGGAGTTTAAGAGGATTTTTGGCGTACCAACTTCAACTATTGCAACGGTTGATGATCTGGAGAAGGAAGGATTTCTCACACATCGATTGACTGTACGCAGTGGATCTGTATCGAGTGGTAGTGGAGCTGCTTCTGCCCTGGGTGCTTTTGATCGATTAGTATCTTCAGGACTTCGTCCCAAGACTGATGCAAAGCCTACCAAGAAGTACCTATCAGATCATTTGGCTGAAGCTCCGCCAGGAACAATCAGCGAACTTTGTGCTGCGATTGAGAGTGGAAAAGTGTCGACGGTCAAAGTTCACCTGCAAGATCACCCTCCCGGGTATGTTACTAAAGTTGAGGCTGAGAGCAGTGATGCGTTCATGTCAGGCAAACCAGCTGCGTTGGTAACATGTTTCTACGATCAAAAGCACAGGCAACCTCTGTTAGAGATTACTGAAAAAGGTACTGCTCGCCTAAACGAAACTTGGGTTCATTCTGACATGGATGGAAAAGTAGCTGTTAGGGCAATTTCAGTGATCCAAGGGAAAGCATTTCTGGTACTTGATGGCGCTCATCTGACAACCGACACGGATGCATTCCCTCTATGTGCTGGGTTCAGTCCTCATATCCTAAGCACACCAGGACACAAGCACCGAAGCAAGTGGGCATTTCTGAACGTATCAGTTACTCCACAGATGCCTACATCCGAGTCACCACCAGCGATTGGTACTTTCGTGACTGGTGAGACAACAACGCTTTATGTTGACGGCAAGCTACTGGTTCTTCGGGTCTAAAGTTATTATTATTATTATTATTATTATTATATTATTATTATTTATAATAGTAATATAAAATATTTTTATTTATATACAACAAATTTTTATCCATTAATTTTATCTATGTAACTCAATGAATCTTTATAAAATCACAAAATATCGTATTTTTGTATTTTAAGGTAATTTTGAAAATATTTTTACTTAAAAATAATGATAATCAAATAATATATTAAATTATCATATTAAGATGTAATATTTAATTTAATAATTTAAACCATTTTTTAATTCCAAGTATTTATTTTTATAGTTTATATATTTTTTTAAAAATAAAGTATCTCTTTTATTATATAAAAAATATTTATTTTTAAATAATTCAGAAGCTCTTTTACCAATAGATTTTTTAGAATTTTCTTTTGTATTTTCTAATTCATTAAAAGGGAAAACATTTTTATATCTCCTGGCAATAACAATATATGGTTGCTCTTTATTACCAAATTGTGTATTGTCTTTATATATAGTTTCTGTGTTATGTAATTGTTTTAAATAATCTAAAAATTTACAAATATAATTACCTGCAGATATAAATTTTGAATATGTTCCATAATCTGTTATTTCTGCATTGCTTTCAGTTAAAAATATTGGTAAATGATATTCTTTAAATGAACAATCATCATATGATTGTTCATATTTTGCATATTCAGTTTCATTTAATAAATCACACAAATCAACAATCGAATAATATAATATAATATCATTTGGCAAATCTTCTGTAATTTCAGATTTTTTTTGAAAATTTATTTTCCATATTTGACATTTATATTTAGTATTTATGGTACAGTCTTTATTAAATTTAATATTTTCATATTCATATTGAAATTCATTTGAATCTTGTATAATATTATAATTTTTACTAAATTCTGTAGAAAACTCTTGTAAATTATGATATAATTCTTTATATGTATATTTATTTTCACCACATTTATATTTTATATGATATTCATAAAAAAATCCTTTTCTAATTTGTCTTGTAAGTTTTTGATGATAGTCATATATTTCGTGACCTTTATCAATATATTTTAGTTCATCTGGATATTTTTTTTTAGATGTACTATCATCTAAATATTTTAAATTATTTAAATTTAAAATTATAAACTTTTGTAGTTTTATATGAATAAATATTTCTTGAACATAATCATAATTGGTTTCATCTTTATAAAAATTATATCTTATGTCTTGTGTTTCTTGGAATGTTTTTATTTGATGAGACCATCTTATAATGCACAATCTATAGCAATTTAAATCAGAATGTGAAGGAGCAACACAAAAATACCTATTATCTCTCTCAAATTTTTCATTATTTGAACTCATTATATAAATACAATTTTCATAATTTAAATATGTAAATTTATATAATAATCTAAAATAAATATTATTAATTTTAATATCATAATATTTATTAGTTTTTTCTATAGATTTAAGTTTTGTATTTATTACTTCAACTGATTTATAATTTTTTTTACATTTTATGCTAACTTTAGTTTCATTCATATAATAAATAAGAAAAAAAATTAAATATTTTTAGGATGATAAATATCATTTACTAGTGGATTATCAGCTAATGTATTTATGAAGCAATCATTAATATAATATGAAGATGATTGAACTACTGGTTTTGCTCTAATATATACTTTCTCAACTATATCTTTTGGAACAGTTGGCATAATTGAATGATCTAGTGCAATATGTGGATTAGGAACATAACTATATAATAATGGATCATTTAATTCTACATTTTCTCTATTAATATATGGTCCATTTAAATCTTTCTTACCATTTGCAGTACGATTATAAGTTGATATTTCTCTTCTATCATCTAATTCAATATTATTTGTTGCTTCATGTGATATTTTCTTATCTACTTCTGATTTTATACCACCTACATATTCTGTTACTTCTGTAGTTTGTCTAATAGTATTTCTAGCATTATCTTTCTCATCTCTAGTATAATTTCCCATATCAGCATTAAATTCTCTACCTAATGGTGTTGGAGCTATAGTAGTTTGTTTTATTGTTGCTTTTGCATTATAATTATTATCAATTACATAATTCGCATCATTTATATTATTTTTAATTGAACCAATATGTTCAGTAACTTCTGTTTGTTGACGAACTGTTATTTTTGCAATATTATTAATATCTCTTGAATAATTAGATACATTATTTGAATTACTAATATTTGCAACAGGATCATTAATTAAAGTAGATTGTTTAATTGTTGGTTTAGCAATATCATTATTTTTTGTATAAGCTAATTTATCTTGTGAAACTGACGAACCTGTTATATTATGAGATGTTGACATTCTTCCTGTTATTTTAGCTTGATCTTGATATTGTGTATTTACTTGTTTCTCTTGTGGTACTGATGTACCAGTTATACTGTGAGAAGTGAACATTCTTCCAGTTACTTTAGCTTCATCTTGAAATTGGGTATTTACTTGTTTCTCTTGGGGTACTGATGTACCAGTTATATTATGAGAAGTGAACATTCTTCCAGTTACTTTAGCTTCATCTTGAAATTGGGTATTTACTTGTTTCTCTTGGGGTACTGATGTACCAGTTATACTGTGAGAAGTAAACATTCTCCCAGTTACTTTAGCTTCATCTTGAAATTGGGTATTCACTTGTTTCTCTTGAGGTACTGATGTACCAGTTATACTGTGAGAAGTGAACATTCTCCCAGTAACTTTGGCTTCATCCTGAAATTGTGTATTTACTTGTTTCTCTTGGGGTACTGATGTACCAGTTATACTGTGAGAAGTGAACATTCTCCCAGTTACTTTAGCTTCATCCTGAAATTGTGTATTTACTTGTTTCTCTTGGGGTACTGATGTACCAGTTATACTGTGAGAAGTGAACATTCTCCCAGTTACTTTGGCTTCATCCTGATATTGAGTATTTACTTGTTTCTCTTGGGGTACTGATGTACCAGTTATACTGTGAGAAGTAAACATTCTTCCAGTTGCTCTTGCTTCATCTTGAAATTGAGTATTTACTTGTTTCTCTTGGGGTACTGATGTACCAGTTATACTGTGAGAAGTAAACATTCTTCCAGTTGCTCTTGCTTCATCTTGAAATTGAGTATTTACTTGTTTCTCTTGGGGTACTGATGTACCAGTTATACTATGAGAAGTAAACATTCTTCCAGTTGCTCTTGCTTCATCCTGATATTGAGTATTTACTTGTTTCTCTTGTGGTGCAGATGTACCAGTTATATTATGTGAAGTAAACATTCTTCCAGTTGCTCTTGCTTCATCCTGATATTGAGTATTTACTTGTTTCTCCTGTGGTACTGATGCACCAGTAATATTATGAGAAGTAAACATTCTTCCAGTTGCTCTTGCTTCATCCTGATATTGAGTATTTACTTGTTTCTCTTGTGGTGCAGATGTACCAGTAATATTATGAGAAGTAAACATTCTTCCAGTTGCTCTTGCTTCATCCTGATATTGAGTATTTACTTGTTTCTCTTGAGGATTAGAACCTAAAATATCTTGATTTTTCATTGTATTTCTATTTGTAGTAGGTAATATCATATCATTTGAAAATATATAATTTTGAGGAATTTGTGATATAGCACCTAAATTATTTTCATTATATAACATTAATTGTCTTTGTGTAACTAGAGGAATATCATTATAATCAACTGTATAACTTGTTTGAATTGTTGATAAAGGCCCTTCGTGTGTACTATTTGTACTTGCTCTTTGTGTATTATAATTTGTATATGAATCAATATTAGTTAAAACTAATTTAGAGTTCACTGCATTTATAGCATGTGTTGGATCATTTAAGTATGATTCTTTCTTTGCTTGTTGAAATTTTATTTTATTTAAATTAGGACCTTCACCTGTTGAACCGTGATTAGCTGGTCCAGGATTATATGTTTCTTTTTGATTTCTTAAAGTATTCATATCTGTAAATACACCAGTTTGTATAGGACCATCATAAATTGATTTAGATGGGACTAAATCACTAAATTTTTTCTCTTTAAAATCAGGTATTTTAAATTTTGATAATTTAAAATCTGGACCTCTTATTTCACCTTTTTTAATAGTTTCTAAAGGTTTATTATTATAAACAATTTTTTGGTTTGACTGACTCCTAAGTTGATCTACATTTAATGGATTTACTCTATAAACAGCATAATTACCACCTTGATTTTTATTTTCAACACCAGGTCTTACTCTAACATTATTTTCAAATGGTAAATTTCCATTATTATTTTTATTTGAAGGTATATATCTATTTTGTATTTTAGATGTAATAGTAGGCATTCCTGTTGTAAAAGTTAAATCAGTCATTGGTTCAAATAAATGATATTGTTCTGTTTTAGGAGTATAAAAATCAGAATTCCCAGTAAATGTTTCAAGTGTTCTTTGATTTCTATCTGACCCTAATATATCTCTATCTCTTGTACTTGTATTTGGTACCATATTATTATGTACAAAATCTTTAGAAGAAACTACATTATAATGCATATCATTTTTTTGAAATTCAGAGTATCCATTAACAAAATCTATATTACGTTGTAATGAATTATTAACTCCAATATTATTTTGATTAATACTAACAGGTCCAGTTGAATTATCAAATTTTAAATCATCAAATTGTTTTAAATATTCAGGATTTGCATAACTTTGAAATGCTTGTTCGCGTTCAATTCTATTCATATTATTTTCAATATTAGTGCAATAATTATTATTTAAATTATTTGAATTTGTTCCAGATAATGAGTTTAATAATATACTTGTCATATTATTATTAAATACATTTTTTATTTTTAATAAATTGATTAATTAAAAATAGGAAATTTATTTTTTATCTTAAAATCATTTTTTATTTTTAAGAAATTGATTAATTAAAAATAGGAAATTTATTTTTTATCTTAAAATCATTTTTTATCTTAAAATCATTTTTTATTTTTATTATTTTTTTTAAATTCATTAATATATAATTGATTATTTCCACATGGACCACAATGATCTTCATTAGAAAAATCTATTTTTCTATTAATTTTAATATTACAATTTTCATTATTCCAACGACCCATATGATTTGGAAGTTTTTTAGGAAAAAATTTTTGTAGAAATAATATTAAAGATTTCATTATATTATTATTTAAATATTATTGTTTAAGTATTTTTTAAGCAACACAAATATCATCAGTTGGATATACAGAACAAGAATCTGCATAACTATTTTCACCAAGTGCAACAATATTTTTATAATTTGATGAATTATTAGTTAAATCATAACAATCTTTACTTTCTAATCGTGTATTAGATCCTACTAAATCTCTTGTTTCTTGAATAAAACATTGAGGATTAGTAAATAAATATGGAGTTAACATATAATTTGTTAAACTCATACCTCTATAATTATCAATAGGATTTGTAAATCGAGTATCTTGTGATGTAAGATTTGATGCACAAATAGGTTTATCAATTACAGGAAATTTATTAAATTTTTTATCATTACATTTATCAAGTTTATTATTTCTCCATGTTAAATCAGACTCAACATCAGCCATTGATCCAAAACATGTTTCATTTAGTGCTTTATTTAATGAAACATCTGATTTAGAACCTATTGGTCCATTATAAGAATAACATTGATTTATGTTTTCAGCAAAATTAGTATATAATCTATAATCTCCTTGATCTGTACTACGTTTCATTTTTAAATCATATGCACAACTATCATAATTATTTCTGCTAAATGCCATTATATATATAATTAGGATAGATTTAAATTTTTTAAAATAATTTTAATTAAAAATTGATTTTTAAATTAATAATAAAGATAACTAATTATTATAATGAATAGTTATTTAGAAGTTATAATTGGACCAATGTTTTCAGGTAAGTCAACTGAAATTATAAAAAGAGTTAGACTATTAAAACTTATTAATAAAAAAATCCTAATTGTTAAACCAGTAATAGATAATCGTTATGTTGAAGATAAAATAACTTCACATAATTTAGAAACTATTGATTGTAAAATAATTAATAATTTAAGTGAAATAACTGAATTAGAACTGAAACAAATAGATACTATTGTAATTGACGAAGGACAATTTTTTAATGATTTATTAGAAACTGTAAAATTATGGTTAAATAAATATTCAATTAATATAATTGTAGCAGGATTAGATGGAGATTATAAACAGAAACCAATTGGTCAAATATTAAATTTAATTCCATTATCTAATAAATGTATTAAATTGAATTCAGTTTGTAATATTTGTCAAGATGGAACTGAAGCACCGTTTACATTAAGGTTATGTAAATCAGATGATATTATATATATAGGAGGTTCTGAAAGTTATATACCTGTTTGTAGAAAACATTACACTTAAAATATATTTAACACTTTATTTTTTTTAAATTATTATAATTTAAAAAATATTATCTAGTATTTAATAGATGAATTTTTGTTCAATAGAAGATGCATGGGGTGATAATAAAATAAGCGCTCAATATCAAAAATATAAAGGTGATAATGATAAAGTATGTACTGATCCAACTAAAATGGAATGTAATAAAGAAAAAAAACAAGTAGAACATTTTAGTGAAAAAGAAATAAATATTATTACATGTGATGATATATTAAATCATATAAATACTTGTAAACATTGTTATAACAAGTTATATTATAAATTTAATGTACCTCAGAAAAATGAATTTGTTAATAATTTACATAATATAATTAATAATAATAAAGATACAGTATTATTAATTTTAATTGGTATATTTATTGTGATGTTTTTTAAACTAGTTAATAATATAACAAGCAAATAAATATTTTATAGATTATTCATTTTTGTTAATTATTAAGTTTTAGGAAACCAACTAATTAGTATAATATTATTTAAATATTTTTCTGTTTTAAAATCATTTTTTTTTAACTTATCATCTATATATTCATAACATTCTTTAATTGAATAACTAGGATACCCAATTAAAATTTGAGGTATTTGATAATAAGTATAATATAAATTTCTATCACTTGCTTTAATTATTTTTTTTTCAATATTATTATATATTTTTGAAAAAGTAATATATTTTTTATCATCCTTTTCTTTTTGACGTTGTATCAATTCATTTGCTTTAACCATTAAAATAAAAAAGATTTTTTTTATTTAAAGATTTATAAACTATTTATATAAAATCTTAATGATATATGATACATTGTGTTTAAGTTCAGGAGGAGTTTATGGTTTAGCATATATTGGTGCGTTAGATTATTTAGTTGATGAAAATATTATATATTTAGATAAAATTAATAATTATGTAGGAACTTCAATAGGTTCATTAATATTATTTTTTATAGTAATAGGTTACAATATAAAAGAAATTAATGAAATAATAATAAATTTAAATTTTTCTAAACTTCAATCAGAAATTAATATAGAAAATGTATTATTAAATAATGGAATTAATGATGGATCAAAATTTATTATATTATTAAAATTTTTCTTAAAAAAAAAATTAAATAAGAATGATATTACATTTAATGAATTATATTTAAAATTAAATAAAAATTTTACTGTAATAGGAACTAATTATTCTAAAGGTGAAGAAGCTATATTTAATTATATTAAAACTCCAGATATGTCAATCATAACAGCAATTAGAATATCTATATCAGTACCAATTATTTTTACACCAGTATTATATAAAGATGAATATTATATTGATGGAGCATTAACTAATACATTTCCAATAAATCATTGTAATCAAGAAACTACGATTGCACTTAATTTACCTTATTCTAATTCATATAAAATAGATAATATAATTGATATTTTAATGAATTCAATTAAAATAATGTCAAAATCAATATCTTGTAAAAATGAATTTCAAATTAGTGATAATATTATTAATATTTATAATGAGGAATTTAATTCATTTGATCTAAATGTAAGTTTAGAAACTAAAATTAAATTAATTAGTATTGGAAGAGATGCAATTATTGAACATGTTAATAAAAGTAAAAAATTAATTAATTTACTTTGTACAAATATAATTAATGATATTATTAATCATATAACTTTTTAGATAAAAAATCTGTAGGTTTCATATTATTAAAATTTTTTGTTTCTTTTTGATATTCTTTCATTTTATCATCAAATGTATTATTACTAGTTGATTTAATAATAGGTTGAAGCATAAAAGCTCTATCTAAACTAGAATATTTTGAACTTTGAACTGAATCTTCAATATATAGTTTATCAATATCTGATAAACAAGTATATTGTTCTCCAACAACATAAGATGATAATTCAGATGGCATACCAGAATATTCAATTATTTGAGATTTATGTTTCCCATCTACTTTATTATTTTCAAATTTATTATTAAAATCTTCTGTATCTTTAAAATCTTCTTTATCAATTTTAATTTCATTTCCTGCAGATTCTCTTTTCTCTTTAGCTTTATTAAATTTTTCTGTAATAGAAAAATTATCTATATTATTATTATATCCATGTTTTTTATTTAATTCATTAATTTTATAATTAAATAAATTAATACTAGTTCCTTTATCACTAACACTATTATCTATTTCTTTTTTTGATTTATTAAAATTTTCAATTAATTCAAGATAAGTATCTGCATTATCTTCTATAAATATATCATATTTCCTCCTTGATTCTTTGTTAAGTAAAATTTGATTAGCTAAAATTATATGATAATATATATCTTCTTCTAATTCAGAATTTTTATCTGGATGGAAATTTTTAATAATTTTCATAAAACTTTTTTTTATTTTAGATTCATCTGCATCTTTACTAACATTAAGTATTTCATACAAGTTATATTTAATATTATTAAAATCTATTTCAATTTTAGACATATAATTATAATATAAAAAAAATGGTTTAAATAGTTTTTAATTATATTTTTTGTATTAAATAATAATATGGTAGAAATAAGTGAAAAGATTGAAGCAAGTTTAATGATAGCATCTTACCTAGAAACAATAGGTTTCAAAAATTCTATTTGGGAATTTAATTATAATATTATAGTTAAAAACAGCACAATGTATCTTAAAGTATGGACTTATTTATTACAACACTATATGATTCTAGGTGGATCCAATATTGATATTACTGGATGGGATTCATCAGATGATACCATATTAATTTTGGCAACAGCAAATGCTTGTGTAAATGGTGGTAAAGAGGAAAATTATAAAGAACAATATCTTTCTTATTTAGATAAATTAAAAGATAAAAGAAGAGTCCCTGGGGTTACTACTATTGAAAGTTTAAGTTTTTTAAAACATTCAGATAGTTCAAAATTAAAAGTAAATTCAAATATGGGGGGAAATGGTGCTGCCATGAGAACTGGTCCAATTGGTATTGTGTGGTATAAAAATATAGAAAAAGTAATAGAAGAATCTTTAATTGCATCTAAATTAACACATAATTATTATATAGGATTTTTAGGTGGTATGGTCACTGCATTATTTACAGCTTTTGCAATGAATAATATTCCACCATGGGAGTGGTGTGATAAATTATTAGAATTATATTATAATAATACTATTCAAAAATATTATATTATTGATAATAGACATAATATTGAAAATTTAGATAATTATTTTAAATATTGGAAAAAATATAAAGAAATTAGAATTTCAAAATTAATTTATAAAAATACCACAAGTAATTTTATTTTTACTAATGATAGAACTGAATTTTTATTAGGATTCTCACCAAATAGTACGATTAAAAATCAATTGTTAAGTGGTAAAAGTTTTGATGAACTTGATAATTTTGATTGGTTTCAAATAGGAGCTTCTGGATTAGATAGTTGTATATATGCTTATGATTGTTTACTTTCATCTATGAACACACCTGGTTCTGTTAGATTGGATTTCAATAATATAACATATAGTTGGGATTCTTTTGTTAGTTTAGTTGCTATTCATCCAGGTGATAATGATACTACTGCGGCAATTGGAGGATCATGGTATGGTGCTTTATTAGGATATAATGGAGTAGATAAGAATAGAATGAAACAATTAGAATTTTATAAGGAACTAAAAATAGTTTCTGATAAAATAATTAAAAATTTATATTAATTAATCATCCCTTCATTACTCTATTTGAAATCAACCGAGCACCTTGTCGATCAAAATGTGGGACATTAATTACATCATGTATTATACCTTTTTTTATATGATGAGCAAAATGTTCAATATTTACATCTTTTATTTTATTAATAGCAGCTAATAAACCATCTACATTACGAGGGCCTTCATAATCAGAGGAAGTTCCATTAGCTTTAATAATAACTGTAGGATAACCTTGAACTTTATTTTCAATACATAATTGTTTGTTATCATCATTATCGCATTTAACATCTTGTACATCAACTATACTATTTAATTTAGGATCTGATTTTACAATAGCCATAAATTTATCCCATTCAGGTTGAAATTTTTTAGACCATCCACACCACGATGTATTAAAATTTAAAATTTGTATTGGTTTATCATCGCTATCACTGTCAGTAGGTACAGATGGTGGTATAGTTACAGTCATTGGTTCAGTTACAACTTGCATAGTTGGTTGTGGTATATTTTCATTAATATTAAAAGAAGCATAATCAGTATCATTTGTTAAAGGAATTGGAATATTATTTTGTGAAGGTTTAATAGTAGGATTAACAACAACATTTTGTACATTATTTTCATGTGACATAAATAAAGCTCCAAAATTATTACTATTATAATCATATCCTAATGGCACGTTAGGTCTGCAATGACGAGGTGGTTGAGTTTCATGTACATCATCATGAGGTGGTAATGTTTCATGTACATCATCATGAGGTGGTAATGTTTCATGTACATCATCATGAGGTGGTAATGTTTCATGTACATCATCATGAGGTGGTAATGTTTCATGACTTTCATCACCTTGTTGAGCTTTTATACAATTATCACAATGTCCACATGGTATTTCTTGTTGATTTTGAAGAGCTTGTTCTGCTAGTTGAGCTTGAATACAATTATCACAATGTCCACAAGGTACTACTGGTTGGACTGTTTGGACTGGTTCACAATGTTCACATTGATTAGTCAGTACAGGAACATTAGTTATTATAGGATTAGTATCATTTTCATCTAAACTGTCTTTTTCATCTAATTCATTTTGAGGAGATTCTGTAAATTTTTCAGTATCACTGCATTTTAAAAAGGAAGAATTTTTATTAAATAAAGAAAGTATTATTAAACCTATTATAATACCAATTATGAATAAAACAACTTTATTTTGTAATAATGGTGTATTTACCATATTAAACATTATATCTTATTATAGATTAGAAATAAATTTAAAAATAATTTAATTTAAAAATTTAAATTATTTTTAAATTTATTTTCTATGGCATAATATATATAAATGTCGAGTCATAAATATGATAAATATAATGAATTATTTAGCGTCAAAGGAGATTCAAGACCACTATTAATGATTCATGTTGCAGATGAAGTACAAGAAAATATTCAATCAACTGGAACTAGACATAGATTATTAACGATAGGCGATACAATACCTGTATTTTTTGGGAGCGTTCCTAAACAAATGAAGTTTGCAAATTTTGAGGATTTTAGTTCAAGTAAAGATGCTACTGAATTGGCAAAAAGCCAAAATATTCATAATGAGTGGTTAATAGCATTTATTGATTTCATAACATATGCTAATACTGTAAACGAACTAAAACAAAATGGAATAATAAAAAATTTATATAAGGAATTATTTAATGAAAAACTCACTGGAAACAAATATGAAGATCATAAACTATTTAATATTAAAAATTTAGCAAGAGCATTTTATAAATTTGAATCAAAAAGTGAAAAAATAGAGTTTAATGATAAAATATTAAACAAATTATTTGTTGATGATTCTACAATGAAAATTGTTGAAGGTTTAATTGATCCTGTTAAAACAACATCAACATCAGGAACAACATCAGGAACAACACATCTAGCTATAACAATTCCTAGTACTACAGCTACAGATATATCTAAAATTGTTAATACAACAGGTCCATCTGATTTTATTTATTTTAAAGAATTCGCAAATCATTTAGCTACATTATTAAATGCTAACAATTTTAATAATAGTAAATATAAAAGATTTAACTATAATCCAAGTAAATTTTTAATATTTGATGATGATGAAAATTCATTGTCTAGTGGAAGTAGACCTGAATTCTGGTATGAAAATAATAAAAAAATGAAAAGATACATTAGAAAAGCAGATGGTAAATTATATGAAATTAAAAATGGTGAAGAAATAATTGTGGATGCTCAACATGCAAGAGAATTATGGAATACTCAAGGTTGTTCGACTGTTGGAATGGATCCTTCAAATAATGACAAGGAAAGATGTGCAGATTTTATTCAAGATTGTTTATCAGGTAAAAATATTCAAAAATGTAAAGAATTTTTAATGGATTCCAATAATAAATGGTCTCAAAGTGATGAAATAAAAAAAATGACTCCATTTTTTATTATTAAATTCATTAATGCACTAAAAATTCCTAAAAAATCTAAATATTTAATTGAAGATAAAATTTTTATTGATGAATTATTATCATTTGAGGAATGGTTACAATCATTATTAAAAACCAGTCAACTTAACAACGATGATGCTAAATCAATTAGAAGTAATACAAATTTAAAAACTTTTATTGAAAAATTAATTGCACATGTAAATTCAGAACCAGCTATACTAAATAAATCTTATATTGATAATACTAAAGTCATTCAACATATTCGCGATGATATTTTTTCTAATACTACATTATATAAATTTGGACTTAGACCAAACTTTCCAAGAAATTACACAGGTAAAGTTGAAGAACTCAGAAATGTAACTGTGTCTGAAATTGAAAGATTATTTATTTTATTAAAAAGAAAACATAATCAAGTATTTTCTAGATTAGGTTTAGCTGGAGGTAGTAAAATGATTCAAGCTGGAGGAGCATTAAATAATATTTATGATGAGGATGTTAAATATACTTATGATATTTTTAATGAATATTTTGAAAAACTTAATGAAATGTTACTAGCTAGAAAGAAAAAATTAGATCCAGAAGATAAAAGAAATTTAGAAAAATACTTAGGAGACCTTAAAATATCTGAAAAAAATTTAAGAAAAGCATTTAGAATAATAGATGAATATTCAAGATTAGTTTATAATTTAGGTGAAAATTATGATGAAACATTAAATTTAGAAAAATTAGAAGAATTGACCAAAACTCGTGATTCTAAATATTTACGTGTAGCTAATAAACAAATAAAAAGTTTAGAATTATTAAGAACTTTCGCTGAACAAGTAATTGATGGTGAATCAACTGATTAAACCTAACCTAAATCTAATATAAGTGAGCTTATATATATTATTTATATTATATAATTATTTATATAATATAAAGATGAATTTCTAACTAATATATAATGGGATTAGGATTATTAATATTAGTATCTGTTGGAAAAGAAAATATATATCTTTCTGCACAACCAGAAATAACTTTTTTTAAAATTGCTTATAAACGTTATACGAACTTTTCCATTGAACCAATTCCACAATATTTTAAAACATCTCCTGATTTTGGAGCTAAATGTACAATAAATCTAGCTAAAAATGCAGATTTATTAAGTTCTATGTTTTTATATGTTGAATTACCAAATATTCAAATGGAAAATTTTGATAATACAAATACAAATATTACAACATTTGCTTGGGTAAAAAAAATAGGGATAGCATTAATTAATTATGTTGATATTGAGATTGGAGGATATGTAATTGATAGACATTATGGTGATTGGATTAATATATGGAATGAAATCACACGTAAAAAATCTATTCAAAGAAGTTATAATAAGATGATTGGTAATATACCAGAATTAAGTAATTATTCACAAACTAAAAAATCTATTATTTTATATATTCCTTTATCTTTTTGGTTTTGTTTAGATACTGGTCTAGCATTACCATTAATTGCTTTAATACATAATGATATTAGAGTAAATGTACAATTTAATGATATTAATAAATGTTATAATATATCACCGTCACATTATTTAACTGTTACAAATAATATATGTATTTATAAAACTGGTGAATATTTTTATCAAAATTATCAAAATAATAAAATAATTGGTGAATTTATATATTTTGATCCTATTAATAAATATCTTTATTATAATCCAATTAAGGGAACATTTATAGTTCCTCCTAATAAATCATCACCTTTATACAATCTTATTGGATATATTAGTCAATATGTAATGAATATTAATCCTGGTACAGTTATTATTCAAAATAATGATTATTTTAAATTTAATAAACCATCTTTAATAAATTCATTTATGTTAGTTGACTATATTTATTTAGATAATTTTGAGAGAGCTAAATTTTTAAATAATACTCATGAATATTTAATACCAATAGTTCAAACTGTATCAGATCAAATTATTTATTCAATGAATTTTGGTTATAAACTTCCTCTAATAAATCCAGTAAAATTATTAGTTTGGAGAGGATTATTAGTATCCAATTATAATAATAATAACTATTTTAATTACACTACAACACCATATACAGATAATACCGAAGATTTAATTATTAAAAATGTATTAGTAGTAAATTCAATTAATAGAATGGATCTTGATAGTATGGAATATTATACATATATTCCACGTTATCAATATAGTTTAGGTAATGAAAATGGAATATATATGTATTCATTTGCATTAAATCCTAAAGAAATTCAACCATCTGGTTCAATGAATTTTAGTAAAATTGATGATGCATATCTTCAACTAAAATTAAATAAAATTGTTAACTATCAAAATCCTATATCTTTCAAATGTTATGCTGTTCAATATAATCTTTTAAGAATTTCTTATGGATTAGGTGGATTAGTTTTTAATGAGTAATATTATATTACTAATACAATAATAAATACAGCAACTATAATAAATATAACTATCCATCTTGCTTCTTTAGTAGTTGTATATCTTGGAACATCTGCATATCTGTTACGTGAATAATCACTGTTTTGATTGTTATTATGATTATTCGACATGGTTATTTATAGAATATTTATTATTATAATAAAATTATAAATTTTTCAATTTTTTTAAATAAATTATTTTTTATATTTATCCATAATTTTATTTATGTCAGGTTTTATATTACCAAAAATATCACGACTAATATTTCCACCAGGATCTAAATACATATCAATATTTTTATGTTCTGAAAATGAAAGTGTTGACTTTAAATAATTTAAATTATTTTCACGTTGTTCTTTACTAGCAACTGGTAAACCATAATTTCTAGAATATATATAATTACCCATTTCAGATGATTTATTATAAGACATTAACAATTTATTTATAGAGTTAATTTATATTTTATTCAATTTTATTTTAATTGTTTATCTAATCGATCAAAAACTGCATCATAATTTGATCTTTTAATACCTGATAATATTTCATATCTATTCTTGTCCATAGTTTTTCTTATAGATGATAGAACAGCATCATGAATAGTTTTATTTAATTCTTCTTGATCATTTGATATTTGTAATGATTCATTTAATAAAATAAGACTTGATTTATTTATTTTTTGACATTTTTTTTTATTTTTAATAAATAAATATATAGTTCCACTAATATTAATAAATATATAAATATTTGTATTATAAAGGTTTAAAATGTAAGCATTTTTAATTTGTAATTTTGTACTCGAGTCAACTGATAATATTTTTTCAGGATCAATCATATAATTTAAAATTTTACTAAGTATATGTATACGACCTGTAGTTTTACTATCACTTGAAACTGCAAGGTGTTTATTTATATCTATATCATTCATAATATTTGATTTTGTTAAATATACACTTCCAGATTCACTTACGGATATTCTAAAAGACCTACCTTCTAATAATTCAACAATTTTAGTACTTATAATTTTACTTGAATTTCGATCTCCTAATTTTAATATTGAATCCACTTGAGAAAATACAATATTATTATTATCAATTAAATTAACAATATCGCCAATACCTAAACCAATTTGATTTTTAAAAATGAAATATTTTTTCTTATACCGTAAATATTTCTCCAGCAAACTCATATAATAATATTTATAAAAAAATTATTATATTTTTTTTAACTTATCCATGCTAAACTTCCTATACCACTCATCACTCGTAAAATATTATATTCTTTAATGACAGTCTCTAATAAATATGGTTTAGTATTAACAATAGAATCAGAATTAATAATAAATGTAATATCATCAAAATTAGTAAAATTTAAATGTCCGCTTGGTTGATCATCTAATGGAAATAATGAAAATGTGTATGTATAATATCCAGTAGGTAAACTATTCTTAAATTTAGTATATGGAATAACACTATTATAATACATATGATCTCTTGCTGGAAATATTTCACTACCATTTACCCTAATTGATAATGTTTTTAATGGTGATATTTCATTTATATAAACCTTATTTGAAAATTCAAACTTGATATATAATTTTAATATATTTATTTGTTTTAATTTTGATAATTGTGATAAATATTTATCTTCATAATACATTAAATAATTTAATAATGATGGATCAAAATTATCTAATAATAATTTAATCCTATCACCTGTTCCAGTTGTTTGATATATTTGTAATTCATTAAAATTATTTTTAATAATTTCAATATCAGAAGCATATTTAATTTGTTCATGTGAAGTATAAATATTATTAATAATAAATAAATTATAATATGATAAAGCTATTGTATAATATTTATATTTATAATCATATTTTGATATATCTTCTTTATAATAGGTTAGGTTACTATTTAATGGTTTTGAAATTAAATAAATATCTTTAACTAAACCAGTAAAGAATCGATGTGCATTCATAGATTCAGATTTAACAAAAATATTTGGATATATTTTATAACGATTAATTATATATTCGTGACTATATGTTCCAAACAATGTTCTTTCAATACTATCTAATAATACAAATTCAGTTATTAATTTAATTTTGACTTGTGGGTTTATACTTAAGGTATAATCTACTGATAAATCATTTGATAAAATATTTTTTAAATCATTTAATTTATATTTTAAAATAATATCAGTATTAGGTAATGCAACAGAAGGTATTGCTAAACCTGGTTTATTACAAAACCAAAATATTAAAGGCATATAAACTTCCCATGATGTTCCATTAAACCTAATTTTAGTCATTTTATCAAGTTGTTGACGTTCATTTTCATTACAATATAAATATTTATCAATATTGATTATATCTTCATTTATTTCTTCAACTAATTGATCATTAAAATATAAACTATATGAATTGAATAATTTACTATAATCTCTAAAAACAGGATCTTCGCTTGTAGTATTATTAATTATATTAGAATCTGTTATTTGTAACATTTGAAAATTTTTCTCAAAAATATTAGGATTTAACAAATTTTTGATATCATATTTATTATAAGATACTAAATAAAAATTACTAATATTACTATTAATGATGCTAATATAATAATTTTTAATATTATTATTCATAAATAAATATATATGATTTAATTCATCTTGTTTGTAAAAATTACCTAATTCTAAAGAATTTTGATAAATATGTAATTCTAATATAGGATAAAAATCATTATTTAATTGATATTTATGAATTATATTATTAGTTTTAGATGGAATATAATAATTATTATTTATTTTATATCTATATATACTAGTTATTTCAATCATAACTGGTAATGAAATTAAAAAATATACATAATTTGAATAATTATATTCCATAACAATATTTCCTAAATATTCAGTATTTAATAAATTTATTAAAGTAATTGGAATTTTAATATCTTGACCAAAGTATTCTTCATTCATATTGTTTGTATTATTATTTGTTTTTAATAAATATAAATATTGATCATATTCATTTCCAGTATTAGAATATGGAATAATATAAAAATTATCAGTAGGATTATATTGAAATTTATAATTAAATGTTATTTTTATTTTTTGATTTAAATCTGGAATTAATAAATTATTGTAATTTGAATCTATAAAATATTGTTTAAAATATAATTTATCATTAATTATGCCTGTAAATGGTATAATTATAACACCTGACTCAAAAATTAATGTAGGTTTGTACACAACTATATCATTTACTTTATATTCATAATTTTCTGATGTATTTAAAACAAAGTCAAAGGGTACTTGAAAACTTAAATAATCATTTGCAATTGAATAATTTGATATCAACCAAGTATTTTTTTGAACAAATCTAATATTATTAATATAATTATTTTTATATTGTGTAGCAATAGTAAAAAATGTTTGATTATTTATTTGATTAAAATAAATACTAGTTCTATATGCAATATTTAATGCATCAATATTATCATTTTTATCATAAACATAAATAACAGTATTTCCATTTGTAGAAGGTATAATAAAATTAAAATAATACAAATATTCTTCAATTGGTGTTATATCTGATATTGTATTTATAAAGTTCTCATTCAAATGTTTATTATGGTTAATAATTGAAAATTGATCGGTTACATTATTAGTTGAATCAAAATAAAATAATATTTTATTATTACCTAATGAATTTATATTATTTGGAGTTATTGAAATATTATTTATAGGATTATATAATTTAAATTCTAATGCAGGTAGATAATTATTATTAATTGGAACATATTTAGTATCATTAAATGGAGGATCTAAACTATATTGATAAATAATTTGTTTTAAATTATTAAATGTTACACTATTACAATAAACTATTATTGATATATTTTTATTAATTAAATTTGGTCCTGTTATATAATATTTATTATTCGAATAGTTTAATATAAATGTTTGTGTATCATTTTTTAATAATGTAGAACCATTTATAAAGTTAAAATTATATGAATAAAATGTTAATTCTTGACCTAATAATGTTATATTAATATTTTTAATTGCAACTATAGTTATTAATTTATATTGTATATTTGTATAATTCGTATTACTTTCAATTAATATAGGACTAGATACATTTATATTAGAATTATTAAAAGATATTATATTTAAAACAATATCGTTAAATTGTATACTATGAATATAATTATAATTAATATTATTAAAACTAATATTATATAAATATCCAAGGAAAGTATTATTTAAAATAGTATAACTGGTTAATTGTTTTACAATAAAAAAATCATCTGATTTAACATTATAATCTAAATAAAAATTTAATTGGTTTGAATAAATTCCACTAATATCAGTAACTTCAATATTTGAACCTATATTTTCACCATTTAAAAATGTAATTGAATAAGTTGATTTTTGTATTAATTGATTTGAATTTAAACTTATTGAAAAAGGAAATAATGAATTAATTATTAATTTAACATTAGTTGTTACAGGTAATAATAAAGATGGATAATACAGTGTAATATCAATTATATTTTCTTCAATATTATTTGGTAAATAACCAATATAATTATTTAATGAATTTAATCCAATATAATTAATACTTAAATTTTGAAAATATTCAATATTAGAAATTATTTTATTATTTAAATTTTCAAATGTAATGCTATATTGTAAGCTAGATGAATATTGATTATTTAATTTTTGTAAATTAATATTATTTGAATAATTATTTTCCCATATTTTATTAACTATAAATTTTAATGGATTATTAAATAAATACTCGGGGGAATCTAATAAAATATTTGAGAAATCTTTTGTTAAATTATTAAAATTATCACCTAATATTCTTAAATATCTTAAAAGTTGATGAATATTAATTCCAAAACTTTTATTATTTTCATTAAATTGTTTATTTATCCAATTAAATATTTCAGTATTAATTTGCTTAAATGAATTTTCATTTCTATAAACAATATTCTTAACACTATCATATGTGAATTCTTGAGATATATAACTAGAAATTTCATTTACATTATTTATAATTATTAAATCAGGCGTTTCATCATTATTAAATATTATATTATTACCATCAAATAATGCATTAACATTTAATGAATTTAAAAAATTATTTATATTATCAATAACATTTAAAAAAAAATCTACATTATTTAACCAATTATTTAAATTATTAATTATTGCAGGTTCAATAATATTAATCGTAGTTTGATAGTTTATTAATTTAATATTTGATTTATTTATTGAAATAAGAAATGCTTTTAATCTTGTAATATCATTATTAGTTAAATAACTATATGAAATAGATAATGATGTATCAATAATTATATTACCATTATTATATAATAAATATCCAAGAGTAACTAAAGTATTTAAATTACTGAAATTTTTAATACTATTTAATAAAGACCATGAAGACCATGGTTTTAAATAATTATAAATATATATATCTTTAATATAAGAATTGTCAATTAAAATACTTTTCAATTGTTTAATATTCGAAAATAATATATTATAGTTTACTACATTATTAATATCTATTGGATTACTTATATATAAATTGATAATAACATTTTGATTTGATAATTCTAATTCATCATTATCAATTGGTTCTTTTGTAGTAATAGTAATATTACCAATATTATCAATACTATTTATGTTATATTCTGATGAATTAATATAATAATAGTTTTCATTAGGATTTAATTCTAAATTATTAGCTAAAGTATAGTGATACAAATTTAGTGATGGATTAATTTTAGATAATTTAATATTTTGAACTAAAAATTCATTATTATTATTTTGATTAGAAATTAAACTATACAATTTTTTATCATTTAAATTTTTATTTTGATTTAACACACTATTTATATTAGTACTAACTAAATAATTATAATTTACTGTATAGATTTTATTAAAATTAGTATTGATTATATTTTTAGAAACTAAATAATATTTGGTATCAATTTTAATTATTTTATATTTTATTGATAGTTCTAAATTAATATAAATTATTTCATATAAAGTTGTATTAATAATTTGATTTGTAAAAATTATTTGTTGATTATAATTATCATCTATTAAAGATGGTATTCCAATAAAACTAATTCCATATTCACATATTATCTTTACAATATCTTTATTATCATTAATTAAATTCCTAGATTCAATAATATTAGTATTTGAATAAGTAAAATCATTAAAATAATTTATTTTTAAACCTAATAATTTATCAATAATAAATGAATAGTTATTTATTGAATTAGATAATAAATTATTATAAAAAAATAGTTTATTTGGATATATTATTTTTGTCAAATATACATACTGGTTATTATCATTATTATTATTTAATGTTAATAAATGATAAGACCCTAAATTCATATCAAAATTAGATATTGTACCATCAATATTAAGTTTATACGAATTATAAAAATAAATTGATATACATCCATCTTTATTAATTATATTATTAGTATATTCATTATAAGTAATTGATTTACCATATTCAAATGTAATTTTATTAGTATTAATATTTGTTTGAATCAATATTAAATTATCATCTTGTAAAACATATCTTACCACATTAATTAATGTTCCATTTAATAAATTATAATTATTAACTTGTATTCCAAAATTATAATTAATTTTTTGATTAAAATAATAATTATATTGATTACTATAACATGGAGATAGTAATAAAATATATTGTTTATTTTTTATTAAATTAACATTATTAAATAAAGTAATATTAATACCATTATTATTTAATTTAACATTTTGAATATAATTATAAGTTCCATTTATCTTAACTGGTTGAAAATAATAAAAATTAAATTTACTAAATAAGTCATTTGTTATTATATCATTAGAATTATTATAAAAATTTATATTAAATATATTATTATCTTTGTAAATTGTTTGTAATTCTATGGCATAATCAATATTTATTTTATTTGTTAAGGCTAAATTATAATTTGGTATTTTCATGATGTATTGAAAATTAGAATAATAATTAGTTTTCCATAATCTAACTAAATATGGGTTGGTGCTTAATGAACTTGTATTTAAATTGATTTTATTATTAATTACTGGATAAATATTTAATATATTAGAGTCGCTATTAATTATTATGGTTTGATAATCTTCAATAATAGGAGTTAAAATATTTCCATTATTGTCAAAAATAACTGATATGGTATCAAAAGGTTGATATGGTAAATAAAATTTAATGAATGTATTACTTAATATTAAATCATTAACAATTATTGGTGTATTAAAATAAATTCTATTATCAACAATTGATAAAATTTCATAAACTTTATTATTATAAACTATTTTATCTAATACTTTCAATTTAATATAATTATCAAATAAGTAAAATTTTTCACTATCAGAATCATATATATAAAATATATTGACAACTAATGTAGATTCAGAAAATGTTGAATAATTTGTTAAACCACTACTAATATTTTGTGTAGCAATAACAATGTTATTATTATCATTATCAAAATATAAATCACCAATATTAATATTAGTAATATTATTTTGTAAAATCATTAAATTTTGATAATCCAATTTAGGTATTATATTATTTTTAGGTATATATACCCCCAAACTATAATAACCAGAATATTCATTTCTTATATTTTGATTATTTGGTGTACCTCCAATTTTAGTTAAATCATAATAATTTGAATTTACATTTAATCCATTCACTAAAAA